GACAACCATCAAAATCCGAAAGCTAAAAAATGGCTCGATAGTATGGAAAAAGATCTTATCATGAATGGCCGCAAGTATGGCATTTATGTTTTGTCTATTGCTCATATGATGTGTAATGGAGCATCGACACGACATAAAATAGCAGAAGCTAACAGAACTATTTTTTTTCCACATGCTGGTTCATCATATCATATCAACCGATACTTAACTGTATATTGTGGGTTATCTAAAGAGCAAATCCAGAATATATTTAATTTAAAGTCTCGTTGGGTATGTATTAGTTCATCTTATCCGCAATACATATTGTTTGATAATGGCTGTTATGTTTTAAAATAATTATTTATAATATATTATAATTCATATAATATATAATGGATAAACTAAAGTATGATTTGGCCTATGCCTTATCCGATCAAGACATTAGACGACTTAACCCAAGAACAAAACTTATTCTATATGAAGATGTTAAAAAATATAAAAACATAGACCAGCTACTGAGTCCATATGATAGCGTAATAATACTATATGAATGGCAGCGCACTAAAGATGCATCAATTGGCCATTATATAACGGTTAATCGTGTGAATGATGGCATTGTTGAGCACTTTGATAGCTACGCAATAAAGCCCGATAATGAACTGAAACAATTGAAAGATGCATCAACCGCATTTAAGAAGATGACAGGCCAAGACCATAAATATTTATTAGATTTATACATAAAATCCCCACATCAAATATCATACAATCATTACCCACTACAAAGCCTAAGCGATGATATATCCACATGTGGCCGCTTTTGTGTTATTCGTTCTTTATATAGGCGATTACCACTGGAAGAATTCGTAAAGTTTTTTATAAACAAAAGGGGCACTCCCGATGAAATAGCGGTTGAATTAACCCAACCATTACTAAAATAAAATATATATAATAATATATATAATGAATAGTATGCAATCGATGCACCCGATGGGCGAAGAATATGTATATTACAATGCTAAACTTTATAACAATACAAATGCTCCACTTTTGGCATCATTAAACGATACACGGGCAACATCAATACTTAAAAATTGCTGCCAATATAAATGCTCTATAATCCGCTTTAGTGTCAATGGGTCTTTATTGCCGCTATTAGTCCCAAAAATACTAAATCCAAACGGGCCCCCACCATATATTACGAATTACTCTGTCACTCTGTCCTTTGGCGGGTTTTCATTCGTGGCCCCTGTTGTTTTCACTGCACCAACAAACAACCAAATTAAGCTGGCATATTACTATTTTAATGCGTTCATTGATGATTTGAATAATGCCTTTCAGGCGGCTTATACTGGATTATCTGGCTTAGTTGCTGTCCCTGCTCCTAATCCTCCTGTTATGGTATGGAACCCACAAAGCCAACTATTCACATTGTTCTTTAATGAGGCGTATATAACAAACAATATAGTTATATCAATGAATTATGATTTGTTTAATCTCTTTCAAAGCTTTCAAACCACTTTTAATGGCTATTTTGCGCCTTTCGGTCGTGATAATGACTTAATAATCACAGCCAATAATACTATCGGGGCGCCTTTTGGGGCTGGCTCTCTATCCCAGAAGGCAGCAGCACTAACGGCCCCATTTGTCGGATTACAACAGGAATTCTCATCGCTTACCAATTGGTCACCCGTTGCATCGTTCTATTTTACATCATTCCAGATACCTATAAGAAATGAGAATTTGCCGATTGTGTCTTCAAGTGGTCAATCGTTTTCGGTAAATAATAACTCGCTACCAGTAATAACAGACTTTGAGCCCATTTTGGGTTCTGATTCTGAATTCAATCGCGGACAGACGCAGTATCTCCCGTCAGCGTCGTATCGTTATCTGACGCTTGAAAGCGATATAAATTTAAATACTATAGATTTGCAATGTTTTTGGACAGATAAAGAAGGCAAATCATTTCCATTGCTGATAGACTTAGGATATTATATATCGGTAAAACTATTGTTCGAAATGATTAGAAATTAAAAAACATATAGTAAAAATTTTATCTAATATATAGTATATAATAAAAATGTTGAACTCCTCCGAAGATATCAAATTCGTCAAAGTTATAGCGCCAAATGTTAACATAAACGCATTAGGCAACAAACAATATGCAATCCTCGATGGCCCGAGCGAGTCCACTTGGCAGTCACAAATAAGCCAGTCATTTAACGCCTCGACAGTCAATATTCAGGCTAATCCGCCTAATGGTATGACCTATATAAACAGATACTCTCCTGTAGAGATGACTTTTGAAATTACCTTTACGGGCACATCTGGCGGTGTTGGTATTCCTCTTCTGCAGGCTCCATATTTACGGCATGCACCTGGTGTTCCTGTTGGAGTAGGGCCATACGACTGCGTTCGCGCGTATCCACTCATGAACGCAACAAATTCACTGCAGTTAAAGCTCGGTGATGCTACTGTTTCCCAAAATGTAAACCAATACTTTAGAAACTTTAACCATTATTTTAATTTTAACCAAAATCGTACTGGTTATGAATCAACAACCGCAAGCCAATTGGACCCATCATGGTCTTATGCTAATACCTTCGGAACAGTCCAGAACCCTATGAATGGGCCTTATGACTGCCCAGATGGAACCGAATGTCCACGAGGCGGGTATGTTGACGCTCTGGTAACTCGTAATGATGCCACAGGAACTGCCGGCGATGTTGCAATTGTTCGTTTAACTGTTCGTGAACCAATCCTTATTTCTCCTTGGTTGTCAGATGGCAAGGATGCAGCTAATAGCGTGGATTTCATTGGTATTGAAACATTCAATTTAATCTATAGCCTTGGTGGTCGTGGTAATAGCCCAACTGGTGGGCTCCTTGGTGCTCTCTGGTCTCACAATCCAAATAGTCCATCAACAATTACTGGCGGTAGTGTTGCTGTATTGGGTGCATCGCTATTGTCTAACTACAAAACCCCAGACCCAACACAAATTCTAAACTCCGCAGCGGGCTACTCGTATTCGTACCATGAACCGCAGAATTTTCCCACATCGCTCCAGTCGCCGCTCGCTCCAGGTGCAAGCACTGTAATCCAGATGAATAATATTCAGCTTGGTTCAGTCCCAAATGTGATTTATATTTCGGTTCAGGAGTTAGACCAGTATTTTGATTTTACCAAGACAGATACATTTTTGGTGATTGAAAATGTTAATATCACCTTTGATAACCGATCGTCTCTATTGGCAACAATGACCCCTATTGACCTTTATAATATGTCCGTTAAAAATGGTTCTATCCAATCATGGCGTCAATTTTCATACGATCAGGGCTCCGTGATTGCTGTTATGTTCGGTACTGACCTCGCTTTAGGTGCGACGCTCTCGCCTGGGACAGCAGGGAATTTCAGCCTGAATATGAAAATAACAGTAAGAAATCAGACTAATGTCGTCCTGCCTGCTATATCATTGAATTGCGTAGTGGTCCAAGAAGGTGTCCTTACAATCAGTCAAAATCGTTGCTATCGTACAATCGGGCCTATTGGGCGTTCCGATGTTCTGGCCTCTAAAAATGGCCCAATTGCTCCATATCATCAACCGACCAACTTTTATGGCGGCAATTTCTTAGACAAACTTAAAAAACTATTCGGCCGCCTTGCTCCTGTTCTTAGAACTGGCCTGAACATCGCCCAACATGTGGCCCCTGCGTTTGCCCCTGAATTCGTGCCAGGGCTACAGGTTGCATCCGATGCATTGAAACTAACGGGCAACGGTCTTGTCGGTGGTCGTCGTCGTCGTCGGGTTCGTGGCGGTGAAATGATGTCTAAGCAGGATTTGTATGAATTAATGTAAAATAAAAAATATATAGTAATTATATATAAAAATGAATTTACAACTTTTGAACTCTGGTTCTCCAAATGAAAAATTATGGTTAAATCCTGTTTGTAATGTTCTCACTTGTAATCAGGTCGTCTCGTCGTCGCCTCCTCCGGGGGCTGCTACTTTTTTTAATATGGCTTTTACAGGTTCGGCTGCCCTACCTATAAATATAACAAATCCCTGCACTGCTTTAACTATTCCTAATCCAAATGTTAACATAGCGGCTAACACATTCACAGCTCCCGCAAATTGCTTTTTATCTGTGGATGTTCAATTATCCGTATTCTATACTGTTGCGTCTATATCTCTCAGTTCAAACTTAGGTATAACAGTGAATGGTGGCTCAACTTATCTTTTTACAAGCGTAGGCTTTGCATTTTCTGGCACTGTTGGTGCTGTTCCTATATCGTGTAGCGGTGTTTTAAGATTGAACGCAGGGGATGTTGTGGGTCTTTCTCTTACTTCCACTGGTGGCGGTTCTGGCTTTCAATATGGTCAGGTCTCATTTTCTGGGACCGTATATTAAAATATTTTAGATGATATTTTTAGAAATATCATATAATATATTTATGAGCGTGTTAGTGCTGGTGGCTCGTCTGGTAGCTCAGCCGCTGCTTCAAATGCTAATTCCTGAGGTATATCATGGAATTCTTCTAATGATTTCGCTTGTTTCTCTGTCCATGGCAGCCATTGCAAAGAATAAATTAAATAACTTTCAAATGTGTTATCTTCTTTATTAAATACTGATTGATAAACACGATATGCAACTTTTTCATTTACACAAAATAATCCCTGTTTCTCTGGGACATTATCAACTAATGCAATCCCCGCTCTGTCTAAATATTTTAATAATACATTTATACTCTCTTTTGGTTCTGCTGCGGTGATTAGTTCATTTTTGTCATTGTTGTTATATCGAAGTAAGAATTCCATTGTATAATATACTATATATATTATATTTTTAAAATAGTTTTGTTAATGTGAAATAATTACATGTTAAAGTGTTATTTATATTTGCGGTATTCCATTGCATAGTAAAACCTAATGTATTAGATACAAGAGGATTAAATGTATTATTTACTTGTTGATTGGTGAAGCCTCTTGCATCCGACCCATTATTATAACTAAATGTAAAATTGGTTATTATTTGATTACCACCTATATATGTGAACTGTGTTTCAACATTCCAACCTGTAGTTGCCAATGCTACATTGTTTAATGTTAGTAATCCTGTGCTGAAAAGTGTTCCTGAATTTGTTAATCTCATTGTAAATTGTTGACCACCTGAACTATCTCTGAAGGTTCCCCCACATTTTAATAAAAATGACATACCAGGCGTAAAGGTATTTGCCGGGACTGTTAAAGTTCCTATTCCTGTTGGGATAATAGTTGATGCAACCGTTGTATTTGCCACTGTCACGGGTGATCCAGTTGCCGAATATAAGCCGTATATTTGAGGTGTAGACCATACCGATGTTGCACCGCTATCCAGTGTTAATACTTGGTTAATTGTTCCAGCTGTAGACGGCAATGTATAATTTCCATTTACATTTACATTAACAAATTGGACTGAATCGGATGTATTTAAATTTTGATTAAAAGGATTTATGGCGGTTGGTGATGCCCATGAACAAATCCCTGCACCATTCGTATATATATACTGATTGGCTAAACCATCCGATGTCGGCAATGTATAAGAATTGCCAATTGTTACGCCTGAATTATCAACTCGTAATCTTTCTACTCCTCCGCCATCTTTGAATGTTTGGCTTGTTGCATCAATTATTTCACGATTAGCCGTAAAAGATCCATTAAATAATGATGTTGTTATTGTCGCATCGGTATAAACGCAGCTTGATTTTGCTTGGGGTCCGACGATTGCCATCGAATTTGCAGTACAGTCTATCGTTCCATTTCCCGCAAAATATGTGGATAACGAAAATGTTCCGTCATTATTCAATGATAGCGACGAACCATTGGGACCAGATAAAGCATTTTTGCTATATAATGCGGTTGTTGTATCATCAACGACTAACCTATTCACAACACCATAATCTTGATTTATTACCAAGGTATCGGGAGAAATAGCAATCGCCATATTTTTTGTAAGTCCTGCATTTTGTGATGCAAAATATGTTGATGTATCATCCGTTAATAAATCGGAAACTGCCGCCAATTGTAATCGTGATAAACCACATTCTAATTTAGTTTTAATGGCGTTCTGTGTTAGTCGTGGCAAACTATTTATATTTATATCCAATTCACCTGAACCATTTACAATCTGTGTTGTCGGTGTTATAATGTTTAGTGTTGGGTCTGATGTGTCAATTGCCCCAACATTCCGCAATAAATTTAAATTCATAT